GGCACGCCGTCAGGATCTTCGACGATGCGGCGAAGGTTGGCGCTGTCGCCCGGGTCGTAACGCTGCATGGTGCTGGCCTCCCTCAGTCCGCCCGCCGGCGGGGGCGCGCTGTGTCGACGATACGGGTTTGCCGGCCGGCGACCAGCACCCGCGCGGCGCGGTCCGCCTCGACGATGCGCGGGTGCCCACTGAGGGCGTGGCTCGCGAGGACCGTCGAGGCGGTGACGTGGACCGTGGCCGTGCCCTCAGTGGCGCGCGTCGTGCCCGAGGTGGCGGTCGCGGTGGCCAGCAGCGCGGCCACCCGGGCGACCACGCGGGCGCTCGCATGGGTGGCGGTGGCCGACATCGCGACCGGCGCCGCGCCGGACGTCGTGTGCCCCTCGGCGGCCTCGCTGACCGCCGAGGCGGTGACGCTGGCCGACGCCGTGCCGGTGGTTACCCGGGCCGTCGAGCGGGCGGCGGTCGCGGTGGCCGACGCCGACGCGGTGCCGGTGGTGGTGCGCTCCGTATCGACGGTGGCCGACGCCGTGACGAAGACCTCCGCCTCGCCGCTTGAGTAGTGGGTCTCCTGCCCCTCCACCTCGGTCGTGGCGGTAACGAACGTCCCGGCGGTTCCCTCGGTGACGCGCTCGGTGTCCCGGGTCGCGGCGGCCGCGAGCGCGACCGGGGCCGTGCCCGTAGTCGGGCGGGCGGTCGCCGTCGAGGCGGTCGCGGTAGTCGCGAGGGCGCCCGTGCCGGTGGTCGTGTGGACGCCCGCGACGGATGCACTTGCAGATGCACCTGCCGACGCCGTCCCCGCGGTCACGTGCACGCCCGCCCGGGTGGCGGTCGCCGACAGCGCGGCCGAGGCGGTGCCGATGGTGGTGCGGACGGTCGCCACCGAAGCGCTTGCCGTGGCAGCGTTGCTGGCGGTGGCCGAGGTGGCGGCCGTCCGGTTCGAGGTGGCCGAAGCCGTAGCGCCGGCCGGCGCCGTGGCCGCGATGGCTACGGCCTTCGAGGTCGCCGCCGTGGCGGTCGTGCTGGCCGACGCCGTGCCGGTGGTTACCCGGGCCGTCGAGCGGGTAGCGGTCGCGGTGGTCGACGCCGACGCGGTGCCGGTGGTGGTGCGCGCGGTGGCCACCGTCGCCGAGGCCGTGACGGCAGTGCTCGCGGTGCCCGAGGTGTCGTGGGAGGTGGGCGCGTTGTTGAAGTCGTCGACCGACCACGAGTCGCCCTCGGCGCCCTCGATGACGACTTCGAGGCCCGTGCTGTTGATCCACGCCGGGTAATCGAAGGTCTCGATGAGGCGGTCTTCGGTCCACGAGCTGCCGGTCGCGGAGTGTTCGAGGTGCACGCCGCTCGCGTCGCGCCGGATGCGGACCCACGCGTAATCGGCCTCGACGAGCGTGGCGTCGACATTGGTCGATCCCGAGCGCTCGAACGACACGGTCCCGTCACCGTGGAAGTAGATGCCGATGAAGTCGCCGCCGCCGTTGCCCTTCGGCCCGACGCGCATGCCCGCGTAGTATGTGCCGCCGGTGGTGGGGAAGTCCACCGTGTGCAGCACGACCACGTCACCTTCGGCGAAGGCGTAGCTGCCCGTGCTGGCGAGGTAGGTGTACCCCGACACGTCGAGGACGGCGGCGCCCGAGGTGACGCCTACCGTGCCGCCCGAGTCCCACTTCGCGCTGTCGATCGTCGAGTCGAAGGTGTCGACGAGGTTCGCGAGGTTGTCGTACTCGCGCAGCACCGACGTCAGGTCGGGGCCGCACGAGCTCACCGACCAGGTGAAGCCGGTCACGATGGCAGCGTCGTTGTGACTGCCCGCGCTGACCGACGCCGACCACGTGTAGGTCATGCCCTGATTGCCGGATGTGTTCCGGCGCTGCGAGCGACCGGTCACCGTGCCGATCGTCGAGCCGCTCTGCGTGATCGTGGCCGCGCTCGTGGCGGTGGTCGAGTCGTCGGTGTCGCCCGAGTGGCCGACGTGCAGGAAGTCGCCCGCGTTGACGCCGGTGCCGTCGGTGAAGGTGCCGCTCGTGGCCGAGTGGTTGGTGCCGTGCGAGGCGTCCGAGGCGACCGCGAACAGGCTCGCGTCCCATTTCGGGCGGCTCTTCGAGTAGACGTCCATCGCGCCCTGAATCGAGCCGGTGGAAGTCCCGGTCACGGTGACCGATCCGGTCTCCGTGCCGTCGAGCACGCGGTAATACTGGGCGGTCTTCGTCTGGCCCGTATCGTTGGCCGTGGTGCCGGTGCCGCCCTGCTGCTCGCCTATCTTCGTCCACCCGCTCGGGGTGGTGATGGTGCCGGTGTTCGGCTTGCAGCCCACGGTGAGGATGGCGAGCCGCCCCGCGGCGACGTTGTTGTATGCCACCGTGGTCGAGGTGGTGCCCATGGCCGAACCGGTCGTGCTGACCCCGGTTCCGCCGACGAATGCGACCGTCATGACGGCACCGCCTCGACGCTCGGAGGGACGGGGGTCAGCTCGCGGTGGCGGTGATGGTGGGCGTGTGGTTCAGGGTGCCCGCCGCGCCGAACGCCTCGGACGCCGACAGCGCGAAGCCACCGAGGAACGTGCCCGAGGTGCTGGCCGACCAAATGCCCCAGTGGGTCACGGTGGTCGAGGCGGGGATGTTCAGGGAGACCTGCGAACCGACGCGGGAGCCGCTCGACGCAGTGCCCCACGTGGTCTGCACGCGGGCGTACGAGCCGCCCGCGACCTCGTTCGAGCCGCCGGTCGAGGGGTCGCCCGTGTGGGCCGAGATGTAGGTGCCCGCGGCGGCGATGCCGTTGACCGCCGCGTTCAGGCCGTTGCTGTTGTACGACATTCGTCTTCGTCCTCGTCGTCGTAGGCGATCGGTTCGCCGCCGGCGACCTCGACGAGCGCCGGCCGGCAGAGTGAGCGCGTGCGCTCGTTGGCCAATTCCCGGAGCCTCTCGGTCAGGCTCCGGGAATCATCCGTGTCGTCAGGCGACGTCACGAGCCTTCGCGGATGGCGATGGCGCGGACGAAGTGCATGGCGGAGTTCGGGTCGCTCGGGGTGATGGGGTCCTCCACGATCGCGGTACCACTCCACATGTCCACGAGAGACCGGTCGGTGGTGTTCGCGTAGTCGTAGTCCATCAGCCACCGCAGCGACAGGCCGTCGTAGAACGCGCCACCGCCGGCGGGCTCACCGGCCGCGCGCAGGGCCGCCGAGGTCGCACCCTGCGGCACGCGCGGGGCGCGGGTCGCCAGCACGAAAGCGGTCTTGTGGTAGGCGAAGGCGGAATCCTCGTCGATCGAGGTCGTCGGGATGACGTCGAAACCGGCGATGCGGCCGATCTTCGACTCGGTCAGGGCGTCCGCTGCGGACTGACCCTGCGAGTCGAACCGGGTGAACCGGTCGGAGTTGAGGATCTCTTCCTCAACCGCCGCGCCGACGAGCAGCGTCCGGCCCGAGCGCGGCACGAAGTTCTCGTTGAGCGTCCGGCGGGCACGGGTCGCGACCCGGTACCAGTCGGTGTCGCCCGAAACGACGAAGTCCGCGTCGGTCGGGTCGATTTCGAGGTCGTAGTCGGTGTCCTCGATGATGTCGGTCGCCTCGTCTTCGAGGCCCTCGACGACCGCCTTGATCTGCGGGTTGAGGATCTGAACGGCGAAGTCCGTGATGTCGAGGCCGAGCTCTTCGTCGGTGATCGTGGCCGCGTTGTAGATGTCGGTGTCGAGCTTGACCGCGACGCCGTACTCGTTCGACGCCTGCGCCGTGATGGCGGTGCCCGCGCGCAGCGTGCGCTTCGTCGCGGTCCGGCGGGCCGGAACGCGCATGGTCACAGTGTCGTTGAAGGCGCCGTTGAACTCGCCCGGGTTGATGGCACCCGTCCACAGGGTGCGGGCCACGACGAGTTCGCGGTACAGCAGGCCAACGGCCGTGTTCGCGATCACTGTGGGCTTGAGGAACTTGTTAGCCACCTTGTTTCCTTCCTACGTGCGGCCGGTAGTTCCCCGCCGCCGGTGCCTACCTCGGGATGTTCTTGATCAGGTCCATCGGGTTGCTCGACTCCTTCTCGCGGCGAGTGACCGGCGCACCGCTGCGGAGATCCTCGCGTGGGCGCTCGCGCCTGCGGGGGGCCTGCTGCTGCGGCTCGTCGTCCTCGTCCTCGTCGAGGTCGTCGTCGTCCACGTCCTGCCCGTCGCCGCCCTTGCCGGCCAGCGCCGTCGTCTTGCCGTTGGTCGACTTCGGCTTGAGGCCGAGGTCTTCCATCATCTCGCGACCGTCGGCGAGCAGCTCTTCGCGGGTCGAGCCGGACAGCCGGCGAGCCTGCTTCGAGGTGAGGCCGAGTTCCTCGGCCACCGAAGCGCGGGCTGCCGCCGCTTCCGACTTCACCGCGCGGTCCGTCAGGGCCTGCACGGACGCGGTCAGCTTCTCGATTTCGGTCTTGCTCTTGTCGGCCTCGGTGGCTCGCGCCTTGAGGTCGTCGTAATCGGCGTACTTCTCGGCCGCCGCCTGTCGTGCGCGCTGGGCGCCCGCGGCGAAAGCTTTGTCGACGTCCGCTTGAGTGAAGGTCTTACCCGACGAGTCGTCGTCAGCCATTGCCCGGATCTCCGTCCGTAGATGCTTGCCCCGGCTCGGGTGAACCTGCGTTCAGCCACTGCCGGTAGTTGTTGAGAGCATTATTGCTCGTCGCCTTGCCGCGCGTCACGTTATCGCGCGCCCACGTCTGTGCCGTCGAATACTCCCATAGGTGCTGTTCGGCCTGCGCAACCGCCGCGCTTCCCGCGAGCGGGTCGCCCGCGTACACCGGCTCGGGGCCGCACGCGCAGTGGTCGTGCGGCTCGAATCCGGCGCTCTTCTCGGTCTTGTACGCCGGGCCGCGCGAGGAGAGCATGCGGCAGAACGCGCACGGGTCGCCGCTCGTCACGCGCGCCCACCCGAGCGCGCGGCGGTCGGCGTTTGTGCCCGCGATGATCGTGTTCCGGCCGCCGGACAGGACGAGCTTCGTCAGCGTGCCCATGACCCGCACGAGGCCCTGCGTCTTCGCCTGACCGATCGGCATGCCCGCCTTGCGCCCGTCGACAATGCCCTTGAGCGCGGCGCCGCGAATCTGGCCCGCCATGATGTCGACGCCGGGCTTCGCCGCGGTCGCGATCTGCGTTCCGGCGCCGATCTCGACCCGCCGGAACAGGCCGTAGTAGTTCGCCGCCGCCGCCGCGCTCTGGTCGAAGCCGTTGCCGGCGAGCAGCGCAGCGGCCTGCGCGAAGACCTCGATGGTGCCGCTGAGGTCGGTGACGTCGACCGCCGCCCACATGCGGAGCAGCCCTTCGAGCGATTGCGCGCGAATCGCGAGCTGCTGCGCGCGATGGGCGGTCGTCAAGGCGTTGCCGGCCGGCGTAAGTGCCATTACGTACGCGCGCCCGCCGGGACGACGAGCCCGCTCGGGCGGGTCGTCGAGCCGTCCGGGTTGGCGACCGGCGCGCCGCCGCCCGGGTTGGCCTGACCTTCGAGCATCTTGGTCAGCGCGGCGAGCGAGTCACCCTGCTTCGCCGCTTCCTTCCACCGGATCACGTCCTGCCGGGTGACGCCCGGGATGCGGTCCCAGAGCATCTCCGGGGGGACCTGCAACATCTGGGCCACCTTGCCGAGGCCGTCGATCACGGCAGCGAAGGCCCGCGCGGAGGTGTCCTTCCACACCGCCTCCATCGTCTCCGGAACCTCGACGCCGACGTACATGCCGATCGTTTCGGCGAGCTGCTCGTGCGACTCCCCGAGGCAGACCTTCGCGAGGCCGACCTTTCGATCCCGGCCCGCCTCGGCGGCGGCGAGCGCCTCGGCCGAGAGGTTGACGAGTTCTCCGATCAGCTCGTGCACCGGGGTCTGAGAGAGCGTGGCCGCGTACTTGAGCACGCTCTCACGGGAGCGGAGGAAGCCTTCGAGGGAGGTTTCGGAGAACTCGCCAAGCTCGATGTCGTCGGGGTGCTCCTCGAACGTCCACACCTGCGAGGCGCCCATCTTCATGCGCACCGAGCGGTTCTCCGGAATCCAGCCCTTCACCCACCGCTGCCGGAAGGCCGTGTACCACTCAGCGCTCTTGAGAGCGAAAGAGGAGATGTCCGTCTGATCCTGCAATGTCATGACAGGGGCGACCTGTCCGGCGACGACATCCACGCGGTTGCGCTCGCTGCCGCGCAGGGCCTGCGACAGCGGCTCGTCGTCGAGGTCGAGGTCGTCGGCGTTGACGTACTTGATCACCGGGACGTAATCGAGCCCGAGGGGGGTCGGCTCGGCGGTCATGAAGCCGAGGCGCTTCGAGTCGCGGTCGTAGGCGAGCCGCCACATCGCCGCCTCGCCGTTGTACGCCTCGTAGTAGCGGTACGTGCCGTCGGTCAGCCGCTCGACCGCCTCGACTGGGTAATCCGGATCGGTCGGGTCGTACATCGCGGTCATCTTGCGCGGGCTCACCGGCCGCACGACGGGCAGCCCGCTGCGGCCCGGGGTGGCCACGGCGTACCCGAAGCCGTACGTGAAGACGGCTCGGTAAAGACCCCCCTGCTTCTTGTCGAAGCGGTTCTTTTGCAGCACGCGCCAGATGGGCGACATCACGTCCTCGTCGCCCCCGCCGGCGCCCGGGTCGAGGTTCGGCACAACGCCGGCCGGCAACTCGTCGCCGACCCCGGGCGAGGTGGTGCGCATGCCGTCGAGGAAGAGCGACTCCACGAGCGAGTTGATGATGATGGCGATGAGGTTGATCCGGCTCGTGCGGGCCAGCTCGCGCACCTCGCGCGGGGCGTCGCTCGGCACGACGAGGGGGAACGCCTGCTCGCCGGTGGCGTAGAGGCGCAGCGTGTCGAAGTCGGTCCGCTCGGTCGTCTGCACGCCGTAGAGGCGCATCGACGCCTCGATGACGTCTTCCGGGTTGTCCAACATCAGAAACTCGCCCTTCCTGACGACCCGGGCCGCCGGGTGCGGACCTTGCCTGAATTGAGCACGATCCTACGGCCCATCCTCCCACCGACCATGCACACCGCGAGGTCGACGTGCTTCTTGCTGTCGCGCGTGACCTTCCCGAGGCTGACGCCCCACGGGTTCGGCCGTCGCTTCGCGTTGTGCGCGTGCGCGAGCAGGCGCGCGTCACCGTCCCACGTGAACGACGTCGGCCCGTTCTCCTCGATATCGATCACGGTTTGCATGGCGGCGGCGGTGAACTGCCGGTTGCGGTCCGGGCCGCCCACGGTCTTGATCCTCATGTCGAAGAGCACCGACGATCCGATCTTCGCGCCGCCGGTGGCCCAGACCTTGAGTTTCTTGTGGAAGTCGCGATGCCACGCGTCAATGGTCGGCATCCAATAGAGCGTCTCCGACTCGTCGTCCTTCGCCGGCGAGGGGTCGACGCCGAACCACTCCACGCGGTAGTAGTCCATCGCGTGCCTGACCACGGCGTCGACCTCGTCGCGCGGGGCGAGCCACCCTTCGCCCGCCTTGCCGCGGGGCGGCGCCCAGCAGCCCAGCACGAAACAGAATCCGTCGGACAGGCGGCAGCCCACGAGCGCCGTGGCGTCGCCCGACTTCGAGCAGTCGAGAAACATCGCGATCTGCTCGCGTTCCAGCACCTTTTCAGCCGGACGCGAGAGGGCGTCGAACTTACGCGGGTCAACCCACGCGTCCTCGGCCGCCGCGAGGCCGTTGAGGTAATAGCGGATCGCGTCGGCCGGGGAGAGCTCAGGGTCGAGCACCTCGCCGAACAGGCGCACGAGGTCAGCCCACGGCGCGTCCGCGTACGCCGCGCGCAGGCCCTCGCGCAGGGAGTCCGGATCGAAGATGTTCGTGTCCGGCGGCGCCTCGATCGAGTCGTACAGGATGTCGATGGGGATATCAGGGTTCAGCGCGTGCGCCTCCACCTGCTGCTGCCACGCGCTGAACGTGCGCTCGCCGACGCTGTCGGAGCCCTGCGCGTGCGCGTTGGTGCCGTCGAGCGTGCGCGCTTGCAGGTGCTTCGGGGACTTTCCGACGTTCCGCCGGACCACCGCCGCAATGCGGTGACCTCGGTTGGATTGCGTCATGTGGTGCGTTTCGTTCACAAAGATGAAGGTCGCCGGGTCGCCCTCGGCCGACTCCTCGGACGCGGTCAGCACCTCAAGGCGGCCGCCGGCTTCCTTCAAATTCGTGCGGGTCTCGCCGACGTCGAGGCCGTAGTACGCCCGCGCGTCGCGCGACCACATCGAGTTCGCGACGCGTAAGACATCCTTCGATTGCGCCTCGGAGTTCGAGGCGATCTGCACGAGCGGCATGCCGTGCGGGACGCCGTGCCACCCGATCTCCTCGTCGTACACGAGCTGCGTCGGCCCTACGAGTTCGGCATTGCAGATCGAAGCGCCGAACGGGTCTTTCCCGGTGCCCTTCGAGCCGCGCTTCGCCCCGCGGCGGTAGCGGAAGCGGCCGTCGGTCGGGTCGAAGGCGTACCAGAGGATGAGGAAACGCTTCTGACCTGCGGTGTACTCCCACTGATCGCCGGTCTGCGGGTTGATGAGTCCCGGGCCGTCGCCCCGCCCTTCCGCCCACTCGATGACCCCCGGCCCGAGCGAGTTCGCGACGAGGAACCGCTTCTCGTCCGGATCGTCCGGCCACGGCAGCGTGACCCACGCCCGGGTGCCGTACCAGGGATCGAGCCGGTACCCCGGGAGCATGAGGTCGGAAACGGGCGCCGCCGTGGCCGTGAGAGTCATGCCCGGGTGCGCCGCTCGTGCTCGCGCAGCAGGCGGCGCCGGGTGGTGCGGTCGAGCGAGACCCACTTCGCGCGGTCCTGCACCCAATCGGGCACCGCCGGCAACGTCCGGCCGTTCAGGATGTCGCGGGCGGGCTCGGGTACCGGTCGGCGAGGCCCGGCGGCCGCGAGCGAGTGCAACCCGCGCGGGCCGTCCGGGTGCGTCGGGTCGAGGTTGGGGAACGTTTCGTCGCGCATCACAGCACCGGATCCGAGGTGTCGCCCGGGGCCTGCTCGACAAGGCGCGGCGTAGGGGTCCACTGCGCAGTGACGTCCACGCCGCTGAGACCGCATTCGAGACAGCGCGGGGTGAGCGGCGGGGCGTCGGCGTCGAGGCGGTCAACGGGGTGGAGGCAGGTCGTCGGGGTGCGCTCGGCGACGGTGCACGTCGCGCCGCCCTCGTCGGCGGGCCAATGGACGTTGCACATGTTCGAGGCGGGATTGATGACGAGGCCCGTGCCGTCGCCGTCGTCGGGGGCGCCCGCGCAGTAGCGCTCGGGCACGTCGGTGTCCCACTCGATCACGCGACGGACGCCGGCAATCATGTAGGTGTTCATGTAGTGGTTTGCCATCACAAGTCCTGGTATCGGTTGATCGGCGTGACGCCGGCCGGCAGGTCGGCATCGGGAGTCTTCGGCTTCGGCTTGACGTACCGGATGCGCAGGTCGCGCCGCGCGTCCCAGTACGACCCCATGATCTTCTCGCGCTGCCGCAGCTCGCCGCCGCCGTAGCCGCGCCACCCCTCGCAGGTGCGGGCGTGCACCTCGGCCGTGGCGAAGGCGAACTCCCAATCGGTCTGCGACCAGGCGACGGCGTGCGGCATCTTCCGCTGCGCCTCCCACCACCGCTTCGTGGCGGCGGGCCACTCGCTCCCGGGCAGCACGCCGGCATCACCCCACGCGGCTTCGGTCGAGCGCGCCCGCGGCGGCAGCTTCGGGCCGTCCTCGAATGGGACATCGTCGAACTCGGTCCACTCGGCGACCGGCGCGCGGTGACGCACCTGTGACCGGTCGGTATGCGGTTTTGCACCCGGCAACGGCATGATCTGCACCTCTCCCTAGCAGAAACCTAGCATATATGACGCTCTGAGTGACGGTTACTCAGAGTTACTAGGTTACGCTGAGTGATGTCCGTTTCGCCCCAGAATGCGGCCCGGAATGCCTACAGGCTGGCAGACGCTAACCCCTGCCGCGCAGGGAACCCCTGGGGGAGGGGGCATCCCCCACCCCGGCATCACGTTCCGTGTTGTATATCGCAGTGAGTGATGGCCTCGCCGGCCGGCGACGTAACCGTTTGTCATCACGCGCGTGTCGAGCTGCCGCACCCTGCTGCCCTGTCCTGTGCGCATGGCATCGTGTGCACACACCTCGTAGGTTGCTGTCACTGTGATCGTCTGGCCCACCATCACCATGGTCTACCTCGGTAGATGGATCACCCCAACAGTGTGTGCGCAGCTTGCATGTTGGGTCACGCTTGAGGATGCGTGGCCGGGTGATGGTGTCCCACCCGGGAGGTAGGGGTACGGTGCGCCACTCCCGGGTACCTCGTGCGCGCCCCTCAGTACCTGCCATATGGGGAGCGTACGCGGAAAGGCCCTCTCACCATGGGGGTAGTGAGAGGGCCTCGCATGTGAGCGCGTGGGGGGCTTGTTCGGCTCACATGTCCGTGTGTTGTGGCGTCAGACTACCGCCTCAGGACCGCCCCCACCGTACAGCGTCCCGCCGGTCGCAAGGTCCTTCCGGACGGTCGCCGGCGTCGCGAAGGTGTGCGCGGGGGCGCTCAGGTTCTCGATCTGCTCCGCCGTGAGCGGCGTAGCGCACACCGCCTGACCGGTGTATTTGTGGCGCCACAGGAGAGCGTCTCCGCCGTTGCCGTACGTCTGCTGCGGGAGCGAGGCGACGTCCAGAATCACCGGAGTCTGACAAAAACGGCAGGTGGACTCGTCGCCCTGCACCCAATCGGTCGGGAACGAGAAGCTGACCGGCTCGTCGAGCGTGAACCGCTGCGTCTCCGCGAGTTCTGGCACGCGCAGCGGGAAGGGTTCGAGCGGGTCGGATTCGGCGGCTTCGCCCTGCGCGACGTCGGCGAGATCGCCCGCGTCGCCGCTGCCGGCCGGCGCCCACGCGTACGCCTCGGCCTCGCGGTCGAGGATCTCTTTCAGCAGCGACCATTGAGCGTCGGTCTTGAGCGCGCCGGCAGCCTGCGCGTCCCGGGCAAGCTCGACCTGCCGCGAGCAGGGCGGAGCGCTCTGACCGCGCTCGTAGCCGAACATGCGGTCGGCGTTGCGCTTCGCGAAGACGTCCGCTCCCACCCTGCCAAGGCGTGCGAGTGCCTCGGCGTCGCCGAACAGGTCGCCTCCCTCGCGCATGTCGGTCAGGATGTCGATCGCGCTACGCCGCTCCTTCACCGGCGACCGCCGCGGGCGCCCGAGGGCCTTCGCGAGCACGTCGGCGGCGACCTTGCCGGCGAGTTCTTCGCGACGACGCTCGTCGCTCGCGACGCGCAGCTCGTGGGCGATGTCGAGCAGCAGGCGGGCGCGCATGATCGCACCGTCGCCACTGGTGACGTCCCGGCCGATGGCGATGGCCTCGGCCACGAGTGCCGCGGGCGACGGCAACTCAGTCGTGGGTCTGGTCATTGAGCAGGTTCTCCAAATCCGTGATGTTGAGGCGTGCGGGGAAGCGGGCCACGTCGGCTCGCCAGGCGTACGCGTATTCGGCCTTCCATCCCGTCGCGCCGCCCGCGTTGGCCAGCGTGCGGGACCACACCGCAACGGCCCTCAGCGCGCCCTGCGCGAGTCGCAGGGCGCATCCCTCGGTGCCGTCGTGCTCTTTCCAGTACCAGGGCTCAACCTCCCACCCCGCGTCCATCGCGAGCCGCCCCAGCTTCACCGCGCTCATTCCCCGGTTGCTCGTGGCGTACTCCGTCGGCCCCTGCGGCGCCCGCGCGGCGATCTGCGGCGGCGGTGGCGGCTCGTAGGGCCTTTTCGCTTCCTCGTCCTCGGCGCGGCGCGCCATGGCGTCCCGGCGCATGATCTCCGGGTACAGGGCAGGGTCGGCGGGCCTCGGGACCCTCCACGTGCCGCGCCGACCATTGATGTCGGCGGACTCGATCGGGCACCGATTGGTGCCGAGGTCATGGAAGCGGAACGGATAGCCGCAGCTCGCGCAGTGCATTACGAGCAGTCAACCTCGGTGACACGCGCGGTCAGCTTGGCCTTGCTGCTGCTCGTCTGGCCGAACTGAAAGCCGTCCTGCTCGAAGTTCTCCGAGTCGTTGACGGTCAGAGTGTTGGTCTGCGGGTCTTCGAGGCCCTTGACCTCGTAGATCACCTCGCACGGCCCCTCGATGTCGTCGGTCGTCAGCAGGGTGGCCTTGATCTGAAACTGCACGTTGCAGCCCGCGCTGCCGAAGCACTGCTTCTCGGTGACCTTGACGGACAGGCTGAGGTCGGTCTTCCGCAGGGCGCGCGACGTGGCCACCCCGCCCGTGCTGGCGGGCTCGGCGGTCGGCGTGACGCCCTGCGCGGCCACGCTCGTCGTGAGGCTCGGAAGGCCCTTGTCGTCGCTGCTGCTCGACGTGGTCACGATGGCCACGCCGAGGAAGCACATCGCGAGCAGAAAGAAGATCACGGCCCCGATCAGGCAGCCCGCGCGGTTCTTCTTGGGCGGCTTCGGGGGCGGCGCGTTGAAATAGGGGGTCGGCGCGGGCTGACTCTGGCCGTACTCGGGCTGCATGGTCACTCATTTCGTCGGGTGTGCTTACGTGCCCGCACCGGGACTCGAACCCGGAATCTCTTACCGTCTCAGTCGTACGGCTGACCCCTCAGCGGGGTGCGCTCTGCCATTGAGCCATGCGGGCCGGTCGAGGTGCGCCGGGGAAGTGGCGCACCTCGGGGTGTGGGTCGTCAGGACTAACCGAGGTACCGCAGGTCGTTCTGCACCGCGTCGAACGCCTCGGTGAAGGCGTCGATAGCGGCCCAGTTCTCCGGGGTGCCGTTGTCGCCCACCTCGTCGAGGCGGTTGCGCAGCTCGCGGAACTGCTCCGAGGTCATCACGATCTTGACCTCGCCGTGGTCGGCGTACTCACCGTCGGGGGTGGCATCGATCCGCTTGCCGTGCGCGTCCATCCGGGCCTCATTTCGTCGTGTCCTGCCTACTCCTCAAACCTAGCAGGTACCTGCTAGGTCCGTCAACCTACGACCTTCCACGTGAGCCACGCCGGCAAGATGACCAGCGTGATCACGCACATCAGCCACGCAAACGCGACCGCGCTCGCGAGCACCCATTGCGGGTAGTCGTTGCCGGCCGGCGAGTCGTGACGGCAGTCCGTCGCCGCCTCGTCGGTCGCCCACAGTTTGAGGCACGAGCCGCACAGGTATTTCCCGTCCGGCGTCGCTACGGTTCGCGTCATCTGCTCATCTGCTCCCTGAACGCTGCGACCCGCTCGCGGGCCTGCTCCTTCGCCCTACGCTCCGCCTCGCGCCACTTCCCGGCCGCGCCGCGAGGCTGCCAGTGCTTGCACCCGGTCGGCGGCACGAGGCGCGCACACGCCCCGCAGGGCCGCCACCGGTCTACAGGACGCGGTTCGCTTCCTGAATCATTTTCGCGTCCCACCACTCACCCCTGATCCGCCCGCCTCGCATGACCTCCGACCGCCACCGTCCGCCCCGGTCGGCCATCCACATCGGGTTGGACGAGACGTAGCGGTCGCCGGCTGCCATCGCATCCATGATCGGCAGGGCCTCTTGCAGCACGCCGTGCCCCTTGTTCGACGTGCGTCCGTTCGAGTAATAGCGCAGGTCAACCAACCCGCGCTGCTCAGCGGGGCGGATGTAGACGAAGCCCGCGTTGCCGGCCGGCACGAACCACGTGCCGCTGTCGGTGAGCAGCCAATTGATCTGCGACTCGCCGAACAGGTCCACGAGCTCGTGCGCGAGATCGCCGTCGGCGTACGTCACCGGCTCGGGCTCGTCCGGCTCGTCGTCGGGCACCTCGGGCTCGGCGTCCTCGTCGTCGAGGTACATCAGCAGGTCGTCCGGGATGTCCTCGGGGCGCGGCGCACCGTCGAGCGTGGCCAGCGTGGCGAGACGGTGCCGACCGGTCACGCCGGTGACGTCGAGAATCCAGCAGAACGACTTGCCCGGATAGAGGCGCAGGCCCCGGCCCACCATCTGCTGATAGAGGCTCGTGCTCGACGTCGGCCGCCCGAGGATGACGCACCCCGTGCGCGGCAGGTCGGTCCCCTCGGTGAAGAGCCCGACATTACAGAGGATCAAGATCTCGCCGCGCTGGTATGCGTCGATCGCGTCGCTGCGCACCTTCTCGGGCGTGGTGCCGTCGAGGTGCACCGCCGGGGTGCCCGCCTCGTTGAAGGCGGCGGCGGTCTCGATGCTGAGCGCGACCGTGGGCAGGAACGCGATCGTGCTCTCACCCGGCGCGTGTTTCTGCCACGCCTCGACGATCTTCTGAGGTGCCATCGCCGCCGACATCGCCGCGCCGAGCGCGCCGGAATTGAAGTCGCCGGCGACCCGCTTGACCCTCGCGAGGTCGAGTTCGGCGATCTTCACCCGCACGCCGCGGGGCGGCACGAGGAACGGTCCCTCGGGGTGCCGGATGAGGTCGATCAGGCCAAGCTGCGGCTCGACGACTTCCTCGAAGATCTCCCCGAGCGCCCTGCCGTCGCCCCGGTCGAGGGTGGCCGTCACGCCGAGCACGAGCGGGCCGTCGCCGTCGAAGGCGCCCAGCTCGCGCAGAACGCGAAGGTACGACTCGGCCGCCGCGTGGTGGGTCTCGTCGATGACGATGAGCCCCCAGCGGCGCAGCTTGAGCAGCGTGAGCGTGGCCTTCGTGCTGGCCGTCTGAATCGAGCCGACAACGACCTCGGCGCGGTACTGCTTCACCTTGCCCTGCAAGCGGCCGATATGCCGGTGCGGCGCGACCTTCTCGATCTTCTCGATCGCCTGGTCGATGAGTTCGGTGCGGTGGGCCAGCACGAGCACGGGCGCGCCCGCGGCGAGGCACATCTCCGCAACGTGCGAGAAGATCACCGTTTTCCCGCCGCCGGTGGCCACGACGGCAGCGATGCGGCGCCGGCCGGCACGCCAGAGGCACACCGCGCCGTCGCACACCTGCTGCTGATAGGAGCGCAGGATCACCGCAACCAGCCGATCAGCGCCGCGCCGAACACGACCATGCCGATCAGCCCAGCGACGAGCGTCACCGGGGCGAGGTAGGGGCCGACCTTCGCGGCGGCATCGGCCGCGTGGCTACGCGCGGTCAGCCGAGCCAGTTCGAACGGCGAGCGCCGATAGCGAAATCCGAGCGAGAGCATGACCGCTGCCAGCAGGTAGCCGATCGAAACGCTCGTGAGGTACATCGCCCAAAAGCGGACCCTGCTCATTCAAGAAACCTTCCATACGTTCGGTAGGCCGAGCACCGGTCGCGCCTCGCCGCGAGCCGTCATGCGACGCAGCGCGCGACGCTCGCGCCAGTCGGCCGCGAAGACGTTGCCCGCCGGCGAGGCGGCCGCTCGGGCGACCACGGCGACTCGATGGCGGGCAACGTTCCGGGGGTCGATGCTCACAGCAGCAACCGCCCCGGGATCGGCGGGAGGCCCTCGTCGGCGAGGAAGCCGTGCGCGCGGCCGACCTGCTCGCGCGGCACCCGCATGCGGATGTGACCGTCGTGCAGCACGAGCCGGAACTCCTGCGACGTGGTGTCGAAGATCCACTTCGGGAAGTCCCACTCCCACGACCCGGTGAAGCGATCCCACTGCCCCCACCGGTTGTCCGCCGTACGGAAGCGGCAGTACCGACCGGACTCGACGTGCGACCACACCACGGCGTGCGCGATCGGCACGCCGGTCATCGCGGTCAGGCGGGCGAGGTTGCGGCGCCCGAGGGCGTTGGCGCCCATCAGCGAATCTCCGTCACACGCTCGCGCCGACACCACACGCAGTTCTCGCGACGGCGCCAGTTCTGCTCCCGCGGCGTGCCGTAGCGGTGGCCACCGTTGAGAACCCAGCACAGCAGCGCGTCATACCACGGAGTCTTTTTCACGGCTTCCACGTCCTCGGGTCGGTCAGTTCGAGCGGGTATCCGCTCACGCGGTCGGACAGGGCCTCGATGCACCGGCGGCACGCGGGCTGACCGTTCAAGGTCAGCCGACCCACCGCCGGCAGCACCTCGTGTTCGCCCGGGTAGCGCGTGGAGTGCACCACGCAGTTGATGTTGGGCTTGCTGCTGCCGGCCGGCAGGGCGAGCGCGGAGTAGAGCTCGGGCCACAAGATCTTCAAGTTCTCCTGCCGCGCCGAGCCCGCCTCCCGGAAGATCCTGAACGGGTCACCGGCCACGGCGCCACGTCACCTTGAACCGCTGCCCCCGGTACCGGTCGAGGTGGTCGCTGCACACCCGGACCGCCACGGCGGGCCGCCGGGTGAGCCGCGCGAGCAGCCCCCGGCGGTACACCGTGGTCGTGGCCCACCGGTAACAGTGATCGCACCGCTGCTTCGTCACGACGGCCACCGGACCACCGTCAGCGCGTTGATCGAGGATTGCCGCACGACGATCTCATCGGCCGCGTTCAGGTAGAGGCCCCGCTCGCTCATCCTCACGTCGATGAACTGCATGGGCTTGCTGTAACCCGGGAAAGCCATACGGAAAGACACCTGCGGGTGCTCACCGAGGCCGATCGGCAGGTCGCTGAACCGGTCGAGGATGGCGCCGCTCTGCTCCGGGGCGGTCGCGAGGGCCGCCCGCTCGGCGTGGCGCTGCGCGTCGCGGCGAAGCCGCCGCTCGGTCCCGATGAGCTGCCGCGCCCACGCGGGAAGCTTTTCCTCGCGCGGGTCAGGCTCGTTATCCGTCAACATCGGGGTTCTCCCATCCGGCCGCGCTCAGCAGGCGGGCCAACTTCAAGACGCCGTCGTCGGTGTCGAGCGCGCCTCGGTGCACGATCTCGATGCCGCAGCCGGCGAGGAACTTCCGCGCGGCGTGCACGAGTTGATCCCACGCCTGCTGCGGGGGCGTCTTGAGAGTCGCGGGAACGCCCACGCGGGTGCCGGACTCGCCCTCGCGCATGTCCCTGAGCAGGAACTTGCGGCGGTAGTTGTTCGCCCACGGGTCATCGACCTTGCCGGCCGGCAGCACGTGCACGAACTTCGGTCCCTTGCCGACCACGATGGCCAGCGTCTCCGTACCCCTGCGCCCCTCGACGATGACGACCCGGTCACCCTTCTTGAGGTCTCCCAGTTCAGGACGTGGCATCGTCACGGCCCTCGCCGCGCAGCGGGAGCGGCACGGCGAACGTGCGGGCCGCCTCGTCGAGCATGTTGCGCACGTCGTCGGCGGCGAACGTCGAGCAGCAGTCCGAGTCGCGGTGGCCCATGGCCTCGTGGTTCTCCTGCATGCCCTCGATGTAGCCGTCGAGCACGGTCAGCACCTCGCGCAGCGCCACGGCCTGCGCCCTCGCGATAACCCGCGTGGTCAGGTCGTGCGACGCCGTGACGAGCGTGCCGAGGGCCGCCCCGTCCCCGATGAACACCTGCGTGTGCACGTAGTCGGCGGGCACCTGCGCGGCATCGATCGCCGCGCGCAGCTCGTCGAGGATCTCCACGGCGGGGCGCACGGCGACGTTGCCCTTCGGGCGCGCGGCGTAGTCCTCGCCGCCCGCGACCCGCCATTCGGCCTGCGCCGCGTGGTTCGAGGCGACCCGCCACTCGTAAGTGCGGCCGACCATCCGGCGCAGCACGGTCCCGCTGTCGCGGAGGTGGTTCAGTACGCCCCGGATCGTGTCGAACGACCACGAGAAACCCCGGTCGTCGAGCGTCAGGCCGATCGTCGTGGTGCTGGCCCACTTGTCGGTGGGCACCGCCCCGAGGACGGCACTCGCCCTCGTGACGGCCTTCGTGATGTTCTCCATCGTCTCTCCCTGTTCGATGATCAGCGGGTGGGGAAGCTGCGGTTGCGGTCGGTGCCGCTGAGCTTCGCCGTCGCGTCGGCGACGTCCTTCGCGGCACCGGCAGCCTTGAAGGCGCCGTACGCGGTCTCCGCCTTGTCGACCGCCTCGATCATCTTCCGGACGCTCGGGAAGTTCCGGCGGGCGTACTGGTCGATGCCCTCGACGATGGCGCGGGCCTGCGAGAGGTACTCCTCGTCGGTCAGCGCCAGCACGGCGGCGGGCTCGATCGGGCGACCGGTCTCCGGGAGGCGCAGGTCGGTCACGTAGCACGAGCCGTAGCGCTTGCGCCCGTTGCGGCAGACCGTGTAGCTGATGAAAACGCGGTTCGTTTCGGCCTCGACGCGCGGGGCGCCGTCGATGGTGACCTCCCACGTCTCGCCGTCGATGTCCCGCTCGCACACCTGCCCGATGCCGAAGGCTTCCTCGGCGGCGGCGCGGTTGGCGTCCGCCTGCGGGTCGCTGTCAACGAGGCTCGGGTCGCCGAGGATCTCCATCAGCCTGCGGAGACGGTTCGAAGCGGCATCGTGGAAACCCGACTCAAGGGAGTGCGCGGCAGCAGCCCACAGGGTGCGCACCGGCTTGAGGGCGTGGTGCTCGGCGACGTTGGCCACCGCGTCGAGGCCGTTCGCGATGATCTCGCCCCAGATCAGGAGCGCGTCCTCGTAGGCGATCTCGCGGTCCGTCTCGATCTGCGCGACCCGCTCCTCGGCCATCCACTTCATCTCGGCCATGGTGTGCGCCTCGCCCCAGTAGTCGTCACCGTCACGACCGGGGCCGTAGAAGACGAACTCCGTGCCGCTCGTGGTCTTCGTCGTGACGACCTTGAGGCCGGACGCGACGTGCGTCCGGACGGTGCGGCCCGACTCGTCCTTCGAGATCTTGAAGCTGACCTTCATCGTGACTCCCCTGACTCGTTGTTTGTACCCATAGCCTAGCAGGAACCTGCTAGGTCTGGTCAAGGGGTGCCCGTGACGTGCGTCACACTCTCGCGAGGGCAAAGAGAAGCGGCGCCTCGTTGCCGGCGGCGCCGCTTCGGTGGTGCTGGTCAGTCCTCGTCGTCGACCGGCTCGCCGGTCTGTACGCGGGTGTCACCGTCGAGGGCGACGCTCGGGGGCTGCTCGTGGGTCTCGACCGCCGCGCGGTCGCCGTGCAGCGCTTCGGCCTGCGGGGTGGGCTGCTCGTCCTGCTTCTCGATGGGTTCCATGCCCGGGAACCTACCCTGATTGTGGGCGCCGCAACCGGCCCACGAATCGCAGTTGAGGCACGCGGTAAGACTGCCGGCCGGCGTCGCGAGCAGCACGACCACGAACCGTCCGCAGCAGGTGCACGGCGACCGGCGTAACGGTCGCAGGGGCGTCGGAGTGCTAGGCATCGCGCACCTCGACGTAGAGACGGCGCCACGCCCGCGGCACCTCGGTCATCCGCTTCACGGGGACGTGCCGGATTTGGTTCCGGTCGTCGAGGTAGCTGACCACGTCGCCGTCATGACTCGGGCTGAAAAACGCCCACGGCTCGACGGCGGGCGCGTGCGGGTTGTCGTTGTCTGCCGCGGGCACCGGGGTCACGGTGGCGAAGCGCTCGATCACCTCGACGAGGGAATCGACGATGACCTTGCCCGCCCCCGGGCCGAAGGTCAGTTGCACGCGCTGCACGTCGCCCGCCATCAGCAGGGCCTCGCCAGGCCACGGCATCCGATGACGGTTCCCTGCGCGTTGCGCACCTGCCGCCACGGCACGAGCAGATCGGGCCGCCCTGGCACGGCGAGGGCGGTCGCGAGGCTGACGACGTACCAGACCTTGTCGCGCACCGGCGGCAGGTCGGTCACGTGGCCGTACTCCACGAAGACGATGCCGCCCGGGAGCGCCTCGGCGCCGCTGCGGGGGCTGAGGCGATGCTCCTCGACGACGTGCTCGGCGATCCGGGCCACCTCGCCCGAGCGCTGAATCGTCAGCACGGGCCGCATCGACGGGATGCCCGCCGGCGTGGCCTCGACGACGTCCGGCGCCGTGGGGGCGTAGACGTCGATCGCGTGCGGCGTGAGGTTCATGATCATGCGTTCTCCTGTGCTCTGCCCGGTGCCCGGTTCGTGTGCCCGGTACCGGGATGGGTCCTGACCTGCGGATACCCGGTTACCCGGTTCAACTGCCTATCGTGCTCTCACTTCAAGGGGGCCTTTAAAATAACGTGATCTTGGACCCCTTCATTTTTTTACTTCCTTCCCTTACCTATGAGATGTCGAAAACTACTGGGCATACTGGGCAATCGGCGCCTGACCAGCGGAAATAACCGGGTAGGGAACTGGGCAGGGGCCGGGCAATCTACTGGGCACTACCGGGCAGGGGGCTCGAACCCGGGCGGGGGCTCGACCGCCGTGACCGGTTGCCACCCCGGATTGAGGAGCATCGACCACGCGGTGACGCCGGCCGGCGCGATCCCGTGCACTCGGCGGGCGCGGGTGCCGTCGACCATCTTGCGCTCGATGATCAGGCCCGCCGAGCGCAGTGCCCGGGAGAACCGCTCGCGGTCGAGCGGCATGCCGACGTCGGCGCCCCTGGCCCACGCGCGGTAGACCGGATACAGCTCGTCGAGCGGGACGGGGTTGACGCCCTCGCTGAACGTGCAGCAATCGTCAAGGAAGCCCTGCACCGGGGACTGCTGCCGCCGCACCTCGCCCGCGAGCTCCTCGGACGACTGAGGGACGGTGAAGCGCCCGTTGCCGGCGAGCCTGCGCAGGCCCTCAAGCGCCCAGTTCAGCACCCCGGGCAGTTCGAGCAGCAGGCGCGGCTTGAGGCCCGGGTCTTCCCGGCCCGCCACCGAGCGGGTGAACTCGACGTGGATCATGCGGCCCGCGAGGGCGCCGGACGCGTCGGTGAAGGTGGGCATGTCGTTGCCCATGATCATGAAGCGGACGCCGAGCTTCCCGTGCCAGATATCCCGGTTCTTCCGGTTGACGTCGCGGGTGTCCTGACCGCTGATCGCCTTGAGGATCTCGACCCCCGCGACGATGTCACGGTGCTTCCACGAGATGTCCGAGAAGATCGCGAGCGTCTTGCCGATGAGGGGCTGCTCACCGAAGTTGCCCACGAGTGACGGCATGCTCGGGCTGCTCACGCTCTCGCCCCCGACGAGGGCTTCGAGCACCGTGGCGATCGTGCCCTTCCCGGAGCGCGGGGGACCGACGAGGTTGGCGATCTTCTCAAGGTCAGTCCGGCCGCTGAGCACGTAGCCGAACCACTCTTGCAGGAAGCGCTGAGCGTCGGCCGGGAGCACCTCGTCGAGGAACTTCGCCCACGAGGGCGCGGTCGCCGCCGGGTCGAAGGCGAAGGGCACCGCGAGCAGGTTGAAGCGCTCCGGGGTGTGCGGCAGCAGCTCGCCAGTGACGACGTCGTAAACGCCGTTCGAGCACGCGACCTGCGACGGCTCGTCGTCCGGCTCGATGCCGCCCTCGCGGTGCAGCACGCCGCGAGCGAGTGCGTGGGCCACCGCACCGATGCGGGTCTCGCTGGGCCGCCACTTCACCGGCCCCCGGTCGTCCGGCCCCTCGAACCACGCGTCGGCGGTCTCGCGGTACAGGAAGTTGTCGACGGAGTCCGCCCGCCACTCGATGTAGCGGGTGCCGTCCCAGCGGTAGAAGTCGCCCCTCCACCACCGCGCCGGGGCCGGGAGGCTCGTGACGAGGTGGCGGGCGACGTCCACCGGTTCGTGTGGCGGTGGCAAGAGGGTCCCTTCCGCCCGCCGCAGCTCGATGCGCCCTTGCGCCTCGGCGTGCGCGGCGAGCTGCTGCTGATGAGCGAGCGCCTCTTTCCGGGCTCGCCTCGCCTCGCGCAGCAGGTCGGCGAACTCCGTGAGCCCGACGCCCGACATGCCGCTCTTCGTCGTGAGCGCGGCGCGGGCACGCTGCACGCTCACCTCGTCGACCTGCTGCTCGACGAGTTCGCCGGCGGCCGCGCGGACGAGGGCGTCGCGCTCGGCGCCGGCCGGCACCTGCTCTATACGCAGGATGAGTTGATCAACTATGGTTGCGCTGCCCTCGGCAGTGGCCACGGTGGCGGGGGGTGCCACCGGAGCGCCCGCCGAGGGCGTCATAAAACCCGCGAGCACCTCGCCGTCAGGCACGACGGTCGCCTCGGGGATGTCGTGCGCGCACATCTGCAAGGGCTGAGGGTTGGCCTTCGCCGCGAGGTTGACCGCTCCCTCCGCGAGGCGCGAGAGCTCGCCGCCCTGCACCGCGCGGGCCTCGCCCACCGCCTCGGTGAAGGCTGCCGCGAGCGCCGCCGCCGCCGCCCGTGCGCCCCGGTGCCCCTCGCCGCCGAGGCGCACAAGGGCCGACAGTCCGTCCCGGGCGACCTCGTGGCGCGACCCGGCGTCGGTGACGAGCGCGTTGAGGTACTTGTCCCGCGTCACCGTGACCACGGGGCAGGGGTCGCCCTCGCGCATGGCCGAGAGGTACGCGCCCTGCGCGCCGCCGGTCAGGTCGGCCTTGCCGGCGACCGCCTCGGTACGCGCGAGCCCTTCGACCCACGCGGCGGGTAGCGGTGTGAGCGTGGCCGGGTGAGGCACGTCGTCGACCTCGGCGCCGTCCGGCGACCGCCACCGGTACGGCGCGCCGTCCGCGTCCGGGTTGGTGCTGGGCCAGACGACCGCGAAGCGGTGGCCCGCTTGAATGATCTCGATGAACTTCGCCGCCTCGCCCGGGAAGACGCTGCCAGCCGGCACCCGGAACCACCTAATCCCGGAGGGCGCGGGCCGCGCGCTGCTGACCCACGTCGGCGGCAACGGCCCGAGGCGGGCTTCAAGCGCGGCGAGCGACTCGTCACCGCGCTTGAGAATGCCGTCCTTCACGTACCCCGCGTCGATGTCGAGGCCGATCACGCCGTCCGGCATCCGGATGCCGATGTTCCGGTCGCCGAAGTCGTCGGCCCACGCGGCGACGTCGGCGCCGGACGGGTACGGCGCGCCGTGGCCCGTCCATCCCTTCGGCGGCGGGGACTTCATCCCGGGCCGGGGGCCGAGCGGCAACGTGCCCTGCCACCCCGCGTCCCGGTAAAGCTGAGCGGCTCGCCCGAAGGGTCCGGCCGCTGTATCGTCGAGCATGCTTGCATCTCTCCCTGATGTGTGAGCGGTCTCTTCGCGGAGACGGAACGGCGCGGCACCCTCACGAGGCGCCGCGCCGTTTTTGCGTCCGGGGACTCGACCTTACGCCGCTGGGCGCTTCCTGGCGGCGAGGATCAGCCGACCCTTGCGGACCGCCTTCGCGTACGCCTTCGGGTCGGCCTCGTGCGCCGCCACGATGGCAGCGTCGAGCAGGTCGCGGACCGTTTCCCCCTGCTTAGGGTTGATGCCCTCTTTCTCCGCGTTCAGGGCCGACAGGCCCGTGATGTACGCGAACGTCTGTTCATCCACGAGCGTGTGCAGTTGGTGAGCGAGTCGCCGCGCCGCCGTGGCGTCCGGCGCGGCGACGTCGGTCGCTCTTGCGGGTGCGGTAGTCATGAGGGCAAAGCTAGCAGAAAACCTAGCAGCGGTCGAGGTTGCAAACCTGCTAGGTCACCTGCTAGGTTTGACCCATGACATCGAGGGCACGCAGCATCTGGGACACGGTCCGCCTGGCGAACCCCGCGGCGATCCTCGTCGTAGCCGTCCCGCTGCTGCTGGCCGTCGCCGGCATCGTCTTGAAGGAGATCATCTGATGTCTCGCCTGTTCCTGCTCCTGCTCGTGCTGGCCGCGCGGGTCGCGATCGTGTGGGAGGCCGTGGTCAAGCCGGTCACGTCCGACGAGGTGGAGACCGCCGAGGCCAACGTCACGGCGGCCCTGGCGAAGTTCGAGCGCACGGCGGCGGGGGTCGTCATCGGTCGGCACCGCCCGAGCTACCTCGAACTGGGGGTCGAGTGAGCGTCGCTCGCTGCCCGTTCCCGCCCTGTCAGTGGCAGGGTGAGCCTCTCCACTACCGCGTCAGCCCCAGCAGCACCGACACAAACAGTGTGCTGCCCCTGCATGACGTGGTGGGGCCTCACGCGTGGTTCGGGCGCTGCCCGGGGTCGAGCCTGTACGTGCCGACCAGCCCGGACGGTGCGCGGGTGATCGCTGACACGATCCCCATGTTCGTCCGGGCGCTGAACCGGCGCATCGCCGAGCACTACCGCAGGGAGGTCGCCGCAGGCCCCGGCCCGACGATCCCCCCTGCGAACGAATCCAACCTTGACCGCGTGCTCCGCGAGGTCGAGGAGCGGGGCGGCCCCCCGCCGCCCACGACTGACGGGATCGTCGGCCTGCTGCGCAGGCACGGCCCGAACGTCGACCCGCGCGCCCGCAACGAGGACTACTTCCCGGGTCGGCCCGCCGACGCTCCCGAGCCCGGACCGAACGACCCGCCTGCGGCCCTGCCCGCAGCGGCGAAAGACGCCGAAATCGTGCCCCTTGGAGGCCAGATGGACAACGCACGTGACAACCTGACCGCGATGATCCGCGCGGCGGGGGCCGCTGCCGGTGAGACCGTTTCGGGCCTCGCCATGATCCGGGGTCAGATCGAGACCGCTCAGAGCCTGCTCGTCGCGACCGACGTGACCGCCGTACAGGCGCTCAGCCTCATGCGGGTCGCGGTCGGCGCCGACGCGAGTGGCGCGCCGCAGGCCGCCCGGGACATGGTCGCGATGATGAACTTCGGCCGCACCACGATGGTCGGCAACGCCGACGAGAGCGTGACGTGGGCGCTCGACGCTGCCCACAACGCCATCACGGCGGCGATCTCGCGAGTGATGGCGGCGCAGCAGCACGCGGCCACCTACGCCGCGATGCCCCGCTAGATGCTCGACGCATACGGCACCCTGCACGGCGGCGACGTCGTGCAGGGGCCGGACGGGGCGACGTGGGGCGTCGAGGCGGTGGGCATCCACCCCGTGACCCGGCGGTTCTTCGTGACCCTCGTGCGCCACGGCGTGCGGGTGACCGACGAGCCTGACCCGGGCGCACCGGTCGATATCGTCTTCCGCGCTGACGTCTCAGGGGAGGCGGGCGCGGTGCAGGCCCTGATTGCGACGGGCCTCGCCGTCGAGTTGATCGGGGAGTTCTTTCAGTCGTGAACGGCATCGTGTTGCTCGGTGATCCGAACCGAGCCCTTCGAGGGAGTGATCATGAGCAGGGAATGGTGGGCGAACGCGTGGCTGCCCGCGGCGATCTATGCGCTGCTGGCGGCGACGATCGCCTTCGTGATGGCGCCGATAGCATGGTGATCCACTTCGGCATGTCCCACCTGCTGCCGCCGCACGGCGTGCCGGCCGGCGCCGCGCCGGGGGGACTCACGGTCTCGTTCCGGCGTGAGGACGTGACGTGCCCCGCGTGCATCGCGGTGGCCGACCGCCGGCAACGGGCAATCGAGGCGTTCTGGGACCACTACGACGGTGAGCGAGACGGCGGCGCCATCCTGGCAAGGCAGCTCGACGAGGCGATCGAGACCGCGACCCGCGTACGAGTGACGCCGGAGATCGTCAAGGCGGCGCGGGCCGGTTGGGCGGCCCCCGAGGACGACGGTAACTGGTTGACCGATCCCGGGCCGCGAGAGACGGCACGGCTCGTGGCCGCGTTCCGCGCGGCCGGATTCGAAGTAGAGGAATAGGGAGAGTAATGCAGGTCACGAATGCGAAGCCGCTGCCCGGGTCGATGTCGACGCGCGGCAACTACGGGTGGTACCTCGACCACGAGGGCGTGGAGTACCGCCGCGCCTCGACGCTCTTGAAGCAGGTCGAGACGGACACGTACAACCTCGATCAGTGGAAGCTGCGGCAGGTCGCCGAGGGGCTCGCGCTGCGAGACGACCTCGTGCTGTCGGTCAAGGCGATGGGTCGCCCCGACCCGGTCAGCGGGTGGACGCAGGCCGACAAGTCCAAGCTGAACGGCATCGTGAGGGACGCGATGGGGGCGGCGAAGCAGAGCGACGGCGCCCGCAAGGGGACCGCGCTGCACGACCTGACCGAGCGGCTCGACCGGGGCGAGAACATCGAGAGCGTGTGCCGGGGACTGCCGGCGGGGCCGTCGACCATCCTGCGGGCGTACGACTTCATGCGCCGCAGCAACGGGTGGACGAACGTCGAGATCGAGCGCACCGTCGTCAACGACGAGTTGCAGGTCGCGGGGACCTTCGACCGGGTAGAGACGATCGCGGGCCTGACCGCCCTCATGGGCGGCTCGTGGGTCTGCCAGCACGGGCACACGCACGGCGAGGAGTCGAACGTCATCGCCGACGTGAAGTCCGAGGCCGAGCCGTGGCGCAACGGCCTGCACATCCCGCCTCAGCTCGCGATCTACTCGCGGGCGAAGCGGATGTGGCTGCCGAACGGCGCCTCGGTGACCTTCGAGCGCGGCCGGAACGACACCGTGACGGTGCCGGCCGGCGACTACGTCACCGCGCCCTGCGTCCGTCAGGACGTGGCGGTTGTCGTGCACGTGATCGACGGGACAGCGACGCCGTACTTCGTCGACCTCACCGCCGGGTGGCGCCTCGCGCAGCGGGCCGCCGCGCAGATGGACGACGTCAACGCGTCCAAGAAGCGGCTCGGCGAGGCGGGCGCGTGGTTCGTCGAGATGCCCGGGATCGTCAAGCCAAAGCCCGTGCAGATGTTCACCGATCACGCGGTCGCCACTCAGCCCGCGAGTACCACCGCGCCCCGCCTTGTGGGCCGGGACGTCGTCGCCGGCAAGCGGCCCGCCGCCGAGGGCGAGCTCAACGCCGCGGGCGCCGAGGGGACGTTCGAGGCGCGCCGGGACGCCGACGGGATGATCAGGTGGCACCCAGTCGAGGTGACCGCGCCCCCGGCGCCGAGCACCGTGCCGGCCGGCAACCTCGACGAGCCGGATCGTCAGGCCATCGAGGTCGTATGGCTCGCGGGCGATCTCGACGCGCTCGCCCGGGTCTATGAGATCTACACGGGCACGCTGGGCCGGGAGTGGAAGGGCCGCGTCGCCGAGGCTGCCGAGGCGCGCCGCCGTCAGATCGAGTGCCCTCAGCGGGCGCTGCACACGGGCAGCGGAAAGTGCGCCTGCGGGTGGGTCACGGGGTTGTCGGCCTAGCAGGTACCTGCTAGGCTACGGATGTAGTCAGGACTTGCCCTCGCGGTAGTGGATTCGACCGGTGCCGCGGGGGCGACATGGAACGGTGGAGTAAGCAGCTCGCCGGCGAACTGGGATCGAAGGTTACGACACCTTCCCGGGGGTCCCGGAGATGCGGGATCAAGGCCCGCCCGTTCCTCGGTTGGGCGTGACGTGGACGGTGAACGGCAAGCGTTCTGGCGAGCGCAAGGCCGACCCGAAGACCGAACGTCCGGGCACGCTTCGCCAGGCGTGCGGCGCGTAGTTCAAGGTGGTAAGAACTCCGCCCGACTCCCTTGCTCGGCTCGGGATAGGGCGGCAATGCAGGGAGTCGAACGCCCTGCCGCGCACAGCAGCAGCGCTCGGGGGTGCACACCCGTGAGTCTTCGCAACATCCACGGTCGAGGCGCTGCGACCGTCAAGGGGAGTCGGCCTGGCAGAATCCGGCTACCGGGAGGGGCGACACCTGCCCCGTGGACCTGTTACGGCAGGTCGGCAGGTGAGTGGACGAGGCAACGCAGACGCGTATGCGACCCGTACTCGCCCCTCCCGGTGCACCAAACCCGCATCGAGGATCTGAATCGAGGAGAGCAGTTGCAGCCCCACAACCCGTTCGCTCAGCAGGGCGCACCCGCCCCGGAGCAGCAGCAGGCGGCCCCGGCCGCGAACCCGTTCGCCCAGCAGCAGGCGGCCCCGGCCGCCGGGAACCCGTACGCGGGTGCCGCGCAGCAGGTGCAGCAGGGCGCCCACCCCGTGCAGCAGGCGTACGCGACGGCCCCGGCCGCGAATCCGTTCGCCCAGCAGCAGGCGGCCCCGGCCGCGAACCCGTACGCCCAGCAGCAGGCGCAGCAGTACGCGGCCCCGGCCGCCGCCGCGCCGGTGCAGCAGCAGTACGCCCCCGCCGGTGCCCCGCCCGCCCTCGGCGCGGTGGCCAACGCCCCGGCCCCGGTGGTCGGCGACGGCAAGGGCGCCGCCCTGCCCGACATGTACGGTCGGCTCGTCGTGATCTTCCCGTTCAAGCTTGAGCGGGTACAACGGCGGCCCGAGCACATCACGGCGGAGCAGCGCGCCGCCGGGAACACGGAGCAGGACCGCATGACCGCCACGGTGGTCGTGCTCGACGATGGTCAGGGCGGCTTCACGCCGATCGCCTACGGCGGCAAGCCGTACGCGCTGGGCGGCACCCCGCACACCGACTCGGCCCCGCTGCCGTACGTCCGCAAGGGCATGTGGCTCAACCAGTCGCGTCTCATCTCGCAGCTCACCGCGTCGATGCCCGCCCCGGGCGGGTGGCCGTCGCCGGTCTGCGGGCGGATCGTGAAGACCGGCCCCGAGGCCAACGCGCCGTGGTACCTCGCGGCGGCGACCGATGCCGACCTCGCGCTCGTCAACCAGTACATGCAGCTCGTGACGGCGGGGCAGTACCCGCACCCGCTCGGGTGAGACTGCTCATCTCGGTGTCCGGCCGCCCCGCCCCGCAGGGGAGCAAGCGGGGCGGTTCGGCACCCGGAACGATGATCGAGCAGAGCGTGTACCTGCCCGCGTGGCGCCGAGCCGTGATGCTCGGGGCGTTGGAGGCGTACCGCGAGGCGGGCATCACGCCCGACCAACTGCCGATCTTCCCTCGCTCGCAGGGGGTCGCCTTCGAGGTCATCACGTTCAGGGTGATCCGGGGCGAGCAGTGCGGGGCCGCCGGCAGCGATCTGCCGGCCGGCGCGCCGGACATAGACAAGCTGCTCCGGTCGACGCTCGACGCGCTCGGCGGCGCGAACAAGGGCGAGAAGAACGCCCGCCTTTTCGCGGATGACTCGCAGGTGCTGGGCATCCGTTGCCTTCAAAAAGTGTGGGCCACCGAGGCGAACGGCCTCGGTCCCGGCGCCACGATCATCGTCACCGACGGGAGAGACTGAAAATGGGAACCATCGTCAAGGTGTTCGTCGAGGTGTACGAGACGGACGAGCACGGGTGCGAGTCGCCGCGCGGGCGGGTGCTCTTCGCCGCCGCTTCGCCGGACGCGACCCGCCTGCTCCGCTACGCCCCGGGCGAGGTCGAGGCGGCCCTCATGGTCGTCGCGGCCGAGGACGAGGCGGAGAACTTCCCGGCCCGGGTCGTGCAGGGCGTCGAGCCCGAGCCGGTGCCGGTCACCACGGCGGGTGCCGAGGTCGAGCCCGAGCCGGTGGCCGCGCCGAAGCCGCGCCGCCCCCGCAAGAAGGTCGACCCGGTGCCGCCGAGCGCGGAGCCCGAGCCCGCCCCGGCCGCCGAGCCGGTGAGCGTGCCGGCCAGCATCGCCGCCGACGCCTCGGCGGTCGTCGAGCAGGTGCAGGCCACGCCGCCGGAGGTGGTGAGCGCGCCCGCGGTGACCCCCGTTCCCGAGCCCGCCCCGGCGCCGGCGGCCGCCACGGGGGCACCGGCCGCGCCGTACAACCCCTTCGCGCGCTGACCCCGTAACCTGGTGAGGCCCTCCGGATTCCGGGGGGCCTTTTCCGGGCTTGCCATACCTAGCAGGTACCTGCTAGCTTTGAGGCACAACAGAGCACGTGAGCAGGGAGTCAAGATGCGAGTTCGGTTCAACGCAAAGATGAGGCGAGACCTCATCAGGCAGCAGGGCGGCAAGAGCCGGTACCTCGACGCGCTCGACGCCGTGGGCATGGAAGCGCAGAACGAGCCTCGCCCGGGCCGCCTAAATGTCCGATTCCGCCTGCGCGAGGACGACCCGTGGTCGTACCGCACCTACTCGTGGCGCGACCTTGAGGTGATCGTGTGAAGCTTCCGTACGGGTCGATCTGCACGGGGTACGACGGACTCGGGATGGCGCTGCGGCTCGCCGCCGTCCCGGCCGAGCCCGAGTGGATGGCGGAGAACGAACCGTCGATGGCCGACCTGCTCAAGTGGATGATGCCCGACGTCCCAAACGTCGGCGACGTCAAAACCGCCCCGTGGGGGCTCGCGCCGCGCGTCGCGATCATGTCGAGCGGCGACCCCTGCCAGTCGATCAGCATCGCGGGTCGTCAGGCGGGCCGGGAAGACCCCCGCTTCCTGTGGCCGTGGGTGCGCGAGGCGTACCGCGCGGTGCGTCCCGACGTGCTGTTCTTCGAGAACGTCTCGAACATCGTGGCCCACGACGGAGGGCGGACGCTCCGCGAGCGCTTCACCCACCTGCGCGAGGACGGCTACGAGGTGCGGTGGTGCGTGCTCGGAGCCTGCGCGGTCGGCGCCCCGCACCACCGCCACCGGTGGTACGCCGTGGCGGTCCGGTGGGCAGGGCCGGGGCCGGTGCCCGAGCCGGTGCGGGTCGGCGGCACGAAGCAGATTTGCGGCGCGCCGAAGACCGGCGGGCGCTTCCTGCTGCCGACGCCCGTGGCCCGTGACGGCGATCTGCGCAACGAGGGCGACCGCGCGTACTGGGAGCGGCAGGGCAAGCCGAACGGCGAGGGCGCCCCCCTCGGCGCGGTGGTCAACCTGCTGCCGACGCCGGACGCCTCGATGAGCACGCGCGGGGGGCTGCTGTCGCCAGAGGTGGCAGAGAAGCGCCTCGCCAACCCTCAGCGGAGCAACAACCTCGACGATGCCGCAGCATCGCTCTCAGGGGCCTTTCCGCTGCTACCGACGCCCACCTCCCGCGACGGGATGTCGGGCGCCGGATCGAGCGACAGGCGCGAGGGCGGCGACAACCTGCGGACAGTGGCCACGTTGCTGCCGACGCCGATGGCCGACCGCTCGGGCTCTAACCAGGGTGGCGCCGCTGGGCGGGTCGGTGCCGTGCGCCCGAGCCTCGATGGCGTGACGCACCTGCTGCCGACGCCCCGGGCCAGCGACGGCGAAAGGGGCCGGGGCAATCCCGGGCAGGTCTACGGAAGCGGGACGTTGCCGCTCGCGGGCGCGGTGGCGAAGATGCTGCCGACGCCGACCGTGGGCGACGCCGAGCGCGGGCCGAACTCGTGGGGCTCGACCGGCTCGCCACTGCTCGCCGCTGCCGCGCAACCGGAGATCTGGGGCCGGTACGCGGACGCGGTGTGGTTGTGGGAGCAGATCACGGGGCAGCCCGCCCCGGCGCCGGTCGAGCGTGGGCCGCAGGGCTCGCCCCGGCTGTCGCCCGCCCTGCCTGAGTGGATGATGGGCCTGCCGGCCGGCATGCTGGTCGACCGGATGGAACGCGCCGCCGCGCTGCGCGCCGCCGGTAACGGCGTGGTGCCGCTCGCGGCGGCGGCAGCGTGGGACCTGCTGACGTCGTACCGGGGTTAGACCAGCGAGGGAGAGTCCGAGTCGCCGATGGGCGCGCTCGCGATGGAAGTCGCCACCGAGAGGACGAACATCGTGAGCGCGCCCGTCCCCACGCCCACGAGGGCTGACGTGTCGAGGATGTTGAACGTGGCCGCGCCGAGGCCCGCCACCGCGCCCTGCGCGGCGCTCTTCGCTGCGCGCTCAAGTAGCTCGCGCCAAAACTTCTTGGTTGTCATGCCCCGAGAGTAGCCCTCAGCAGGGGTTTAGCGCCGGTGGCGGATTCTGCGCGCGTACGCGGTCGGTCACCTGGCGAGCCGCGTACGAGTTGGCCCGTAGCTGCTGCGCGTCCGGCCCGCCCGGGAGCGGCCCCTCGATCAACGCGTTATCGGCCGCCCGTTCAGCGTCGGTGGCCACCGCGATTGCCGCCGTGCGCTGGGAGTCCTGCCGCTGGGAGTCGGCCACGCAATTGATGTAGCCCTGTAGGCGGGCCAGCAGCACGACCGAGGTCATCAGGGCGACGATCGCGATCAGCGTCGTCGTGGCGCGGGCGCCGCTCGTGTTGGCCCAGCGGAGCCACGCCGGCGGATTCTCTCCGAACATCGTCACCGCTCGATCTTAGAGGCGGGCGCCGGCGGGGCCGCTCGCCTCGCCGCTTCCTTGGCCGCGAGGTATTGCCGGCCGGCGAGGCCCGTGCCCGCCCAGAGCGCGGCCCAAACCAGCGCCTGCGTGACGTACGTCGGGTCGATCATGCCGCCTCGTCCTCTCGGTCGGTCGCCGCCACCTCTGCGGCCGAGCCCTCTCGTCTCCGGGCGATGCTAGACCCGCCCGCGAGGGCGAGCCACAGACCCGCAGGGAAGCCCACGATGACCGCGCTCGGTATCTGCTGCATGAGCAGCGATACGGCCACGATCGCGAGCCACGCCAGCATGCCCACGAGCAGCGTGAACACCCTTGCCCACTGCGGCATCTCCTGCCCCGCCTTTCACTGTCCGAAACGGCCCGCCGCGCACAGTGGGTGACGGCGGGCCGTTAAGAGAAACATATGCGTTCCTCGTATCGGGCGGGGGTGCCCGGGGCGCCTTACTTCGCGAAACCGAAGACGAGCCGGAAGACCTGCTCGCTCAGCGTCTTGCAGCTCGCCGCGGGCAGCTTGCAGAACGAGGCGATCTTCGCCGTCGTGGCCGGACCCCAGATGCCATCGTCGTCGGCGCCGACGATGCGCTGAATCCGCACGATGGTGTTGTATCCGGTCAGCTTGTCGTCCCGGTCGCCTTGCTTGAGCAGCGGCACCTTGCCGGTCAGGCTCTGCGTGACAGCGGTTCGCATCGGCTCGGCATCCTTCTTGATCTTGGCGGCGATGGCCGAAACCTTCGCCGACCCGGCATTGATTTCGACGTGCATCTCGTCGAGGTTGCTCGACGAGTAGTCCCCGCCCCAGCGGAGTGCGCCCTCGTAGTACGCGAGCTGCGCCCGGATTGCCGACCGCTGGGCCACCGTGGTCCGGCGGGCGTGCTGCGGGAACTCGTTCCAGTTGAGATCCTCGGCGGTGCCGCTCGCGTGGTTCGACTTCGTCTTCGAGCCCGCAATGACGCGGTTGTTGTACCCGCCGCACTGGGCTTGCTTGAGCGGCGAGATGTGGGTGTGCCACCAGGCCGCGAAGTGCAGCAGCAGAACCGCGGCGTCACCCTTGCGCAGGTTCAACTTGACGGCGGTGCCCTGCACGGTGAATTTGGCTATGAGGCCCGGGTCGATCGAGTACCCGTTCTGCGAGCGCTCAGTCATGCGCACCCGCCCTCGGTCTCGAAGTCGGCCGCTTCCTCGTCGAACGAGTCCGCCGGCAACTCTGCCTCTCCGACGGACGCCTCGACCTCGTTGTACTCGGGGAAGTCGTCCTCGGTCAGGTCGGTCACGACGTCACCGTGACCGACCGCGAGATGTCGACCTCGGTTATCGAGGCGACGCTCAGCGGAGTGACCAGCAGCGCGAGGCTACCGATCGGGTTGGTCGTGAGATCCTCGGCGAAGCCGTTGATTTCGACGTCGGACATGTCGACGCCCTCGATAGCGACGCGCCAGTCTCCGGGAGGCGACTGGCCGTCGAGAATGACGATTTCGTACTTGGCCATGCCCCGAGCGTACGCCCCCTGAGCTGTGCTTACGCGGTGGTCTTCAACTCCACCGTGAGGTACCGCTTCTGTGAAGTGGCACCCTTCGGCGTGGCGGTGGTGGTGGTGCCCGTGACCCGGCGGACGAAGACGCCGAAGGTTACCGTCGCGTCAGCGGCAGCGGTGACCTCGACCCGTGGCTGAGCGACGTAGACCCCGTTCGCCACGTCGAAGTGCACGCGGTCGTACGTGAGCTGCGCATCGCTCGCGGTGGTGCCCTGCCGCAGCAGGATGAAGAAATCGTCGGTCGTGTTGTTGCCCGCGATCGGGAAGTACGAGCTCACCTCGTAGGTGCGGCCCGCCTTGAGATCCACGGTCACCGTCTCGAACACCGTCTCAGTGCCCGTGACCCCGGTGCCGTCCGAGGTGGCCTCGCTCTTGCCGATGCGCCGGTTGAGTGCCTCGTTGATGTCGGCCGCGAGTACCGGGGCGCCGCCCAAAACTGTCATGTCAGAGTCCGTATCTCGCGGGGGTGGCCACGCGGAACGCGCTGCCGGCCGGCATTGCCTTGCTGAAACCGTCGGTCGCCCGGATGAGCGTGGCGAGCTGCCGATTGTTCAGCTCGTCCGTCCGGGCGATGTCGATGTTCACGAACTTGAGAGTAGTGCCGTTGGCAGGGCTGCTCAGCAGAGTAGGGCCGTATTCGAGGTGCGTGGCCGTCGCCGGCACGACCCCCGTAACGGTTACCTCGGTCCACGTGTTCGCGGCCACCGACACCGTGCCGGCGAGGGACGAGACGCCCGACCCGCCGCTGTACGCCGTCCAGAAATCGACGTTGAGCACCACGTCCCGGGCCGTCGAGCACTTCACCCACGCGACCGCCTGCACGGTCTGACCCGGCTCGACGCCAACGCGGTATGAGTTGCGCACGCCCGAGAAGGATGGCGACCCGCCCACGGTCAGCATGGCGCAGTTCGAGCCATACACGCTGTCGTTCGTGACGAGGTCGACCGTGCTGCCGCTCGTCCAATACCAACTGCTGTCGACACCCACCTCGAACGTTCCATCGGCGATGGCGATCGAGTTCGGGCGGCTCATGCCCATGACGATGTTGTGCTGCCCCGCAGCGAGGATCGGATACGGCGCATCCTTCCATGACCAGAACCCCAGTTGGTCAGCCGTGATGACGGGGCACCATTCATCGTTCGGGCTGAGGTCGATCTGCGTCACGCTGTCGACGTCGTAGAGGCGGCCCGTGCTGTCGAAGGTGCCGATCTGCCACGGCGCGGCCGGGGAGCACGCGAGTTCGAGTTCCCACTTCGTCAGCCCGATCGTGGCGTTGATGCCCTCGATCACGAGGTCGATGACCTCGCCCGCGATCTGCGAGGGCGGATTGGCCACGGTGATCCGGGAACCGACCCGGCAAGCGAGCCACGCGCCGATGAGCTCGGGGTGGGCGAACAGGTCGATAGTGACGCGCGGCCACCGCAGGTAGTCGGCGGTGCCCATCGATACGAACCACCCGGCGAAGTCGACGAGGCGGGCGTCGGTCTCGATGTTGATCGTGGTCGAGTCGTCCCACAAGCCGTTCAGCTCGACGGAGTCCTCGTCGGTGACCGTGGCCGACCCGCCGTCGGTCCGGCTGACCGTCCACGAGTTGCGGAGACGTTGGTCGTCGTCGAGCGGCTCGGGCGGCTCGGAGAAAGTTCCCTTCCATTCGAGCGCCATGCTGACCGGGATGTTGTACCTGCGCATGCGCGGGATGTAGGCGAGCGCCAACCCGCGCTCGTAGAGGATGCCCTGATCGGCCGCCTCGCACTCGCGCAGCAGGTCGACAAGCTTGCCGCTCTTCTGTCGGCCCATCGGCTCGGTGTCGCCCAGCAGCACGTAAACGGGCACGCCCGCCTCGCCGCAGAGGCGGATGATCCGGTCGGCCGCCGCCTCGCCCGTCCAGCCGTAGGCGACGTTGGCGAAGGTGCCATCGACGAAGGGGAGGTCGTTGTCGCCGAACCACAGGTGCCCGACCGCCATCGAGGCGGTGACGGGGGTCAGGGTGAACCGGTCGGTCCGGGTGGCCGTGCCCGAGTAAGAGGCGCTGCTCGCGCCGAAGGCGCCGCTGCCGACCACGTGCACGATAAGCGCGGCGTTGACGGTGCCGCCCGAAACATTGGTTTCGAGTTGGAACGCGACCCACTTGCCCGCCTGCACAGTGCCGAGCAAGGCGGAGTTGTCCACAACGAGGGTGTTGTCGCGGTCGTAGCCCTTCCACGTCCACGCGGTCGCGTTGACGCCCACGACCCACCGCGTCACGGTGCCGGTGCAGTTGATCTCCATCATCTGCACGTCGCCGGCCGGCAGCGTGTCCATCTTGAAGAACCACAGGGCCGCGTAGCCGTCGGAGGTGTTGATCGGCTTGATCCGGCCGGTGATCTTCGAGGTGCCGACGGTGTTCAGGACGGCCACGCCGGCGGCGCCCGGGAGCGTGTCCTCAGACTGGAACGTAACGTCAGTGACCGTGGCGGCGGCGAGGCCGGAGACCGCTGACGAGGCGGACGTCGCCCCGCTCGCGTCTTCGAGCGGGAAGTACCCGGCAGGGTTCTCGCCGCTGAGCTGCCGCAGCAACGGGGACGCCACGGGCGCGGTGCGTGGCTGAGCGAGACGGCGCAGGATGCCCGCGGCGCTGATCGGCGTGATCGCGTCCACGCCACTCTTGTCGGGCCACCGCTTCGGCCACTCGGGCACCGACCCCTGCCACAGGATGTTGGTTACCTCGAAGTTGTCGACGTAGGCGGTGTACGTGGCGTCGGAGTTGGCCTTCCACTGAATCAGGCCGACGCCCGCCGAATCGAGCGCGCGGTCGGTGCCAACGGCCATCCACGAGTCAGGCTCGTCGTTGCCGATGTGCCAGACCTTCATCATCACGTACGGGCCGTCGGCCCTGACCTTCGCGATCAGGGTGTTGTTCGCCTCGTAGGTCAGGCCGGTATCGGTGTGGCCGAATACCTCGACCGTGCTGCCGAGATACACCCGCTGACACCACAGGGTGATGGTGCCGGCCGGCGTGAACTCGACCATCGCGCGGATGTAGTTCGAGTTGTCGGTGTACCGCAGGACCGCGCCCGAGCGGTAGTTCGAGGTGGTGGTGAGCGCGCTCGGGACGCTGCTGAACACCACCTCGACGTCAGGCGACCCGACGCCGTCGAGCAGCTCGATGCTCGCGGTATTCGTGCCGGTGTTGACGATCTGACCCCGGGTGCCGGTGGTCGAGAGGTACTCACCGTGACTCTTGTTCACCCACTCGAAGCCGTCCTCCGTGGTGCCGAACGAGCCGCTGCCGGTGCGGGTGAACGGGTCGGCCACGCGGTCGTAGAGCAGGCGGACGGGGTTGCCCTTCGCGAGGCTGCCGTACCACTGCCCGAGCACGTTGCGCGGGCTGAGGTTGCCGTCGCGGTCGTCGAAGGTGGCGCTGAACGATCCGGCCTCGGTCTGCGTGGCCTCGTCGTCCCGGCCCGCCGTGTACCCCATGTCGACCTTCGCGCGGCGCTTGCCGGCGTCGGTCCACGTGAACGTGCTCGGGGCGGCGGCGGGATTCGCACCGGGGGCGATCTCGACTCGGGTCGCGATCATCAGAGCACCTCTCCGCCACCGGGCTTCACCCGGACAGTCTTGCGCACCCACCGGCGGAACTCCTGCTCGCCGCCCGGGGCGATCTCCACCACGATCGGCCGGTTGTCCCGCGGCATGAGGTCGGGAAGCTGCGACAGCGGGGCGACGACCTCGTCTTCGCCGCCCTCGGCGACCTGCACGAGCGAGCCGCCCGCCTTCGCTGAGACGATGCCGCCGGACGCGAGCGCGGGAATCCTGGGAACGCCGATGGTGCCGCCGCCGAAAGTGTGCCCGAGCACGGAGAACGACGGGATCGTGAAGTGGAGGCTGTTCCACTTGCCGATTACCCAGTTGATCGCGCTGCGGAAGCCGCTCTTCAGCCCGTCCCACATCGAGGCGAGGCCCGCGCGAATCTTGGCGGGGATGCCCTTGAGGAAGTTCACGAAGGACGTGAACTTATTGACGAGGAACTGTACGGCCGAAACGCCCCATCCGACGACGGTGGTGAATACGGCTTTCCAGAAACCGAAGTACAGCTTAATGGCCGTCCAAACGCCCTTCGCGAATGCAACGATCTTTTGCCAGAGCATGACGAAGAAACCGGCGAACGGCCCAGCGAACCACCGTCCGACGGCCTTCATGAAGCCCCAGACCGCCTCCCAAATCGTCTGGAAAAAGCGCGTCTTCGTGGCCAGCAGGACGATACCGGCGATGATCGCGACCACGCCTAGGATGATCCACGTCAGCGGGTTGGCCAGCATGGCGGAGTTCATCGCCCACTGCGCCACCGCGGCGATGCCGAGGGCCGTGGCCAGCACGCCGAGGGCGATGGCGAATGCGGTCACCGCGTCCGGGTGCTTTTGCATCCACCCGAAAGTGGCCTCGATGTATGGAACCAATTTAGCGAGCTGCTCCGTCAGGCCCGACTGAATCTGACGCTTCACCGATTCGAGCTTTGCGCCGGCCGAATTTTCCAGCGCGTCACCCGCCTTGTCGGCGGCGCCCGCCACTTGGCCGAGGCCCTTCACGGCGGTCTTCGGGTCGAGCGCGAACAGGGCGTCGCCGAGGTCTTCGGCCTTCGTGCCGAACAGGCCGACCGCTGCCGCCTGCTGCTTCACGGGGTCTTTGATCGCGCGCAGCTTGTCGAGCACAAGCCCGAGCGCGCCTTCCGCCCGCTCGCCTCCCGCAGCGAAGTCGGCGGCAGTGTCCTTCGCGTTGAGCCCGAGCGCCTTGTACGCGTCGGTGGTCGTCTTGCTGCCGTCGATCGCCCGGATCGAGAGCTCTTTGAGGGCGTCCGCCACGGTGTCGGCATCGCGCGCACCGGCCTTGAGGCCCTGCGACAGCAGACCCGTTGCGGTCTTCCCGTTCAGCCCCAGCTTGCGAAACTGCGTCGAGTACTCGGTGAAGGTGTCGAGCAGGTCGTCGGCCTTGTTGACGCCCGCCGTCACACCCCGCTGAATCACGTCGAAGGCTTCCTCGGCGCTGTCGGCCATGCCCGTCCGGAGCATGGTCGAGACGGCGGTCGAGACCTCCTTCGTGCTGGCCTCGGTGGTCTTGCTAAGGGCGATCAGCTTGTTGCCCACGGCTTGAATCGCCTCGTCCGAAGCGTCCTCGGGAACAAGCTTGTTCTGCCAGATGTCGCGGATCGCCCCGGCCGCTTCCTCCATCGAGTCGGCGACGCCCTTCGAGTAGATGGCGCCCGCGTTCTCGCCCATCTCCTTCGCGAAGTCGCCGCTGCCGCCCAACTGCGCTTCGAGCAGCGCCATAGGCTTCGACGACTCGACCACCTGATCGATGCCCGCGAGCAGCGCAGCGCCGACGGCGGCGCCCCCGATCGCCGCCGCCTTCGTCACCCCTGCCCACGTTTTCTTGAGCTTGCCCTCCATCTCGCCGGCGCCCTTGACGACCTCTTTCGCGTCAAGGCCGATCTCGATCAGCAGGTCGGCGAGAGTGGACACGTCAGCCTCCCATCGCGCGAGTTGCGCGCTTCGCGGCTCGGAGCATCTCCTCGCCAGTCATTGCCGGCCGGCGAGTCGGCCGTGCCCGTGGGTCCCACTTCGGGCGGAACTGCTCCGCCGTGTATGCCTTTTGCTTCCGGCCCCGGTTCACGTTCGCGATCGTGGCCATCAGCATCGAGAACAGGTGGTCGAGCCGCTCGCCCGTGTCAATCGGGCCGTGCACCCGCTCGTACGCCTCCCACTCGGTCAGCTCGTGGGATGACGCGCGGTCGAGCAGCTCTTCGACCGTGCACCCGAGCGCGAGAGCTACTCGGAAGTAGCGCCCTCGCTCGGGTCGTCCTCGAAATTTTCCGCGAGCCGCTCGACGTCGCCCTCCGACATCCCGCTCAGCTCGCGGGCCTTGTCGAAGAGCCGTTCGAGCGCCTTCGCGCTCTTGCCGCCGAGGGCGCGCAGGTCGTCCTGCGTGAACATCAGCGTGCCGTTCTCGTCGATCACGCACTTCGCGATGAGCTTCGCCCGCGCGTTGGCGAGGACGACCTTTCGCTCCCCGCCACGCTGATCGATGATCGACGCCTCATACGCGTCACGCTCGCGGCCGGACATGCCCCGGACGCGGACCGAGCCACCCCACTCGGGCACCTCGACGTCCTCGAACTGGCGGTCGTCGACCGAGAGAATGGCTTCCTTGGACAGCAGCATTTCGTGTTCTCCCTGATGTGCGCGGGTGGTGCTGCTCAGCTACCGGTCGGCGTGAGCACCGGCTTGCCCGTGACCTTGATCGTCATCGAGCGGGCCATCTTGTCGTCGTACGGGAACTCGTCGCCGAGCGTGGTCAGCACGCCCTTGAGCTGCCACGTGTGCTCGTCCTCGGTGCCCGGCAGGATCACGATCCGGTAGTTCCGGGGGGCAGTGTCGTCGAAGTCGTCGTCGAGGTCATGCGTCGCCTCGGCAGGGTCGTAATTGATGTCGAGGCTGACCTCCCCGCCGTCCTTCAACCCCCCGAGGAACTCCATCCAGCCGTCTTCCGAGTCGTGCGAGGTGACGTCGATCGTCTCCCGCTTGCGCTCCGGGCCGTTGATGTTGGTGACGTTGGCGATCGTCTCGTACGTGGTACCGGGGGTCAGGTTGATAGCCCGCTGGAACAGCGTGCCGAATCCGTCGCGACCGCTCATCGGCGGGCCTCCCTAGCTGGTTTGTTGGGTCTGCACTCGGAATCTTACGACGTGGTGGCGCACCTGCGGATCGGGATCGCGGAGCGCCTGATCGAACTCCGCGCGGACCGACACGCACCTGAAGCCCTCGGCCGCGAGCGCGTCGCTGAGCGCCCTCACCTGGTGATCGAGAACGCCGATGCAAGCGTCGGCGATTTCCTGCCCCGGCTTGTTCGAGCGAGCCTTCGTCCAGATGTGAAGGTTCTCCGTGCCCTCCCGCCCGAACGAGGTGTGGTCGTTGTCGGCGATGCTCAGGTGATCGCCGACAACGACGTACGGGTAGGTCTGCCCCTCGGCGGGCTGATCGATCACCGCCGGCGTGAGCGGGTCGACGCCAGCGATCGACGCGAGCAGGCCCGCAATCGTGGGGTCCGCCCGGAGCAGGGACACGAAGGCGGCTTGCACGGCGTTACCCGGCGAGCGGCTCGTCATCGCGGTCACAGCTTCCTCAACTCCTCTTTGACCTCGGTGCGCACCCGCTCGGGGAAGCGGCGCCGGGCGATCTGCGCCGCGGGCTCGGCGAAGGGCTGAGCGGGCGTGTCCTCGGTTCCGTGCTCGACGAAGCCCGCGTGCCGCGCCGTGGCGGTCGCGCGGCCGGTCATCGTCTTCGCGTTGTACTCGGCGCCGATCGACTCTTCGAGTTCGCCCGTGTCGTGCGGGGCGAAGCGGCGCATGTCGTCGGCGGTCTCTTCGGTTTCGAGCCGCACCGCGCGCCCGCCCGCGCGTTCCACGACCTCGGGCAGCTTCCGGAGTTTTTTCTCCAGTTCGCCGAGGCCGTGAATCGTCACGTTCTTCCGGCGCCCGACGCTCATGGCTTCGCGGGCGCCTTCCGGCGGGAACGCGTCGGCGGGGCGACGTCCTCCGCCTCGTCCTCGGCCACCGGCTCGGGCTCGACGCCGGCCGGCACCTCGTCAGCAACCTGTTCCGCCTCGGGCTCGGGAAGTGCGGCCGCACTTGCGGGCTCGGCGCCGACCGCGCGGGCGACGGCCCGGACGAGCCACCCGGGCTCGGTGTCGGCCTCGTCGATGAGGCCCCGCCCGTGCAGCAGGTTGGCGATGTCGTTGAGGTAGCCGTACGCCTCGTCGATGAGCTTGCCGGACTCCTCGGCCTCGGGGCTGCCCGCGATGACGTCGAGGTCGATCTCCGCCGGCGCCCACGCCTGCGGGTTGGCGATCACGGCGGGGTGCTCGCGGTGCGCGAGGGTGCCGCCCGCGTGCATGCGGTAGCGGGTGCCGTCGGGGGCCTTGAGGACTCCGTCGCGCTTCGCGACGACGTAATCGGCGATGGTGGTCATTTCTCTCCCTGACGCAGCTCACGGACGATCTGAGCGTCCGCGGCGAGGCGTTCTCGCTGCCACGTACGATACGCGCGGCGGTCGGTCCGGTACTGCGGTCGGCTGTTGACGCGCTCGTGCTGGGCGTCGCCCGGGTGACCCGCGACCGGGTGCAGGTGCTCGATGAGCAGGTCGTCGAGATAGAAGTACGCGTCGGCCGCCTCGCCGAGGGCCTTCATCGCGTCGTCGCAGTAGAGGTGTTCGACGCCGGCCGGCACCATCCGGCCCAGCGCCCGGACGACCTCCGCACTCACCGCCCACTGCGTCGGCAACCCATCCTTCCGGTAGCCGTCCGGGCAGCTCACGATGCCGGGGCCGAAGGCTTTCAGCGTGGCCACGTAGCGAGCTACCCACCCCTTCGTGCGCGGTAGGTGGTCGTCGCCGGCGAAGCCGATCGCGTCCCCGTAATGCCCCTCGGCGAGCGCGCTCGCGACCGTGTTGAGCTTGGGCACCATCGGCCGCCATGCGTCCGAGGTGTGCATGGTGATGGATTCCCAGTGTCGCCGCGCTGCCGCCTGCACCTCCGCTGCGTACTCCTCGAACTGGGGGTCGTCGCGGTCTACCGCGAACATCAGTTCGGCGCCCTGCGTGAAGGCGTCGGTGTCGCACCATGCCTGCGCGACGCGGGCGACGTTCTGCGGGCGCGTGCGCGAGGGAACGACGACGATCAGATCGGCGGTCAAGAGGAACTCCCGTGCCATGCGAAGTGAGGCGAGTCGACCTGCGGGCGACCCTCGCGCGGGATGAGGCGCTCTTGCCGCCGCCACGCGGTCGTGTCCTCGCGCCAGAGGTAGTGGTACATGATCTTGTCGATATACACCTCGGGCTGACCGATCAGCGCGGGCCGCACCTGCCGGACCCACGCGCGGTCCTCGGCGCGCTTGCGCGGGACGATGAACGTGCCGAGCGCGGCGATGTCCTGGCGCACCGGGTCGATGTGCGTGAAGTCGCGCACGAGCTGACCGGACGCATCCCGGCCCCACTTCCCATGCCTCAGCGAGTGATCGACGACCTCGCGGCCCTCGCCGTTGGTGGTGTATTCGATCTTGAAGCCGACGTGCGCGGGGCGGCTCGTGAACGCGTTCACGATCTCCGCGACGTAGTCCTCCGGGACGAGGTCGTCGTCGTCGATGAAGCTGACGTACTCCGAGTCGGCGTCGCGCACAAGCGCATCCCGGATCACCCCGAGCGGGGGGTATCCGTTGTTCTTCCACGCCAGCACCCGAACGGCGCCGCCCTGCTGGTCGAGCTGCGGCAGCAGCACGCCCATCAGGCGGAGGAAGAGTGCCTCGCGCTCGCCGATGGTGGGCACGAGAATCGACCAGAGGTAAGACGGCGCACCGATCACGGTTGTCCGCCCTCGGGCTGAACCTGCTCACAGTCTGCACGAAGGTACACAGGGGTCGAAGGGACGATCGTGGACTTAACGCGCAGGTCGTCGCCGTCGTCGAGGAAGCGCAGCTCGTCGCCGCGCCGGATGTCGGCTCGCGGCTTCGCGTGCACGATGACGGAGAACGAGGCGCCCGCGCGCTGCGCTTCGAGCTGCTCGACGCTCGCCGGCTGCGACACCTTGACGGGCACGGGGCGGGTCGAGACCTTGGTCAGGGCGGTGGTCGTGCCGCCGACCGAGTCCTGTGCGGTGACGTTGCGCCAGACGTGGCACCGGCGGTTCAGCTCGCCGAGGCCGATCTCTCCCGGGATCATTCGGCGTTCACCTCCGCCCACGTGTCGAGCAGGTCGCCGCTGTACGCGCTGACCAGGGTCACCGACTGGAACCCGGACAGGCCCGCCGCCTTGAGGATGGCGGACTCTTCCTCGGCGGTCAGGTAGACCGCCTCGCCCCCCTCGCGGCCCGCGCGGTCGTACGACTTCGAGCTGTCGCCGATGGTCCGCTGCGCGAGGCCCTCCGGATTCTCGAAGCCGCGCTTCGCGGCGGCGACGCAAATCCGGGCGACCCGGCGAGGCACGCCGGTCGGGATGCCCGTGTCAGGGTCGAGCCACGTCTTGCCCGCGACGTCGCGAATCAGCTCGCTGGCCTCGTCGAGCAGGCCCTCCGCGCGGTCGCGCTCCTCGTCGAGGAAGTCGTCGGGCACGGCGCCGAGGGCGCGGGCCAGCAGCTCGAAGGGCGCGAGCGGCGGGGCCTCGTCGAGCGCGGGCGCGACGTAGAACCGGCCGGTCTTGACGTCCTCGATCACGCCGGTCGTGGTCCACGTGTACTCGTAGACGCCGAGCGCGAGGTCGGTAATCGTCGCGTCGTAGATGCCGGTGCCGTTGTGGGTGACGCTGGCCGTGGCCGGATCGTCGGCGCCGGGGGCGAGGTACTCGAACGTCGTGGTGCTGTCGGTCGGCACGCCGTCAGGATCTTCGACGATGCGGCGAAGGTTGGCGCTGTCGCC